TCATCTTTATCAGCTGCTCTATTTAGTCTGTAAGCATTTTCAGGTACACATCTACCTACCTTTGGATCATAGATATATCCCGGACGACATGGCATAGCAACTTCATCAGTGCCTTCAACATCCTCTACAATATAACCTCCCATTTGATATTGTTTAATCTCTTCAGGAGTAAGTTCTAATTCAATGGCTTCTTTAGGTCCTTCAGGTAGTACTGGCTGAACTACATTTGTTGCATCAGGAACATTAGCCAATGGTATAGTAATTTCTTTCATTGGATCAGTTGGTTCTGGAATTTCCATATTGTTGATCACATCTACTGTCCACTCATTTCTTTTAGTAAGTGGTTTGCCTGCACCATATCTTTTATGTTGGGCAAGCATCTGTTCTTTATTTCCTTCTACTACTCCTTTAACAAACTTTGGAAATCCAGAAAGAGTACCTAAATTATACTGGTAGTCTATTAGTAGCATTTGTGAATCTTGTGGAAGATTATCAAATGTACCAGTACCAAATTGTTTATCTACTTGTTTCTTAGCAAGTGCTTGGTTCTTTAATACATCTTGTTCTTGTAGTTTTAAAGCCTGTTCTTCTGTAATACCTTTACGTAAATAGGCATCACTAGGGGTAAGCTTATGACCATATGCAATAGTATCTGCACCACCTTCTAAACTTACGTGTGGGTACCACATTCCATTTCTAAAACCTTTTCTAACACTATTCTCCTGTTTTCTAAGATCAGCAAGATATCTTTTCATGTGTTCAGGATCTAGATCAAAGGGAGATGCTGCTGCACCACCTATTTGATATTCTTTTCTATAAGATGGATCTGGTGTTACTTCTTTATAATGTTCTGCAAAGTACTGTGCATCATCTGGATTATCAAATCTTATTGCTTCTGCAGACTCAGGTCCAAAGTCACCAAGCATAAGTTGTCCATTAACATCTTGTATTAATGGTACAGCATACTCATCCATACTAGCCATGTAATGAGTACCAGTTACACCATCACCAAAGTCATAAGGTTGATCTGGAGCAACTACCATTCTTTGTGCTGCAGGATTACCATGCATGTAAGCATATGCTAATCTTGCTTTCATCATAGCATTATTAGCATCATCAATAGCTTCCTGTGTGCTTATACCACCCTCTTGATAATATGCAGCATTAGGATCAAATACTTTTCTCTTTCTAGACTTTGGTTTTGCAAAGAGATAGTTTTCAGTAAATAGTTTATTAGTGGCTTCTAAGCTTCTTGAAAATTTTTTAGATGCTAGACCTTTTTTACTTGGCTTTGGCATCTTAACCAAACTCTTAGGTGTACCACCTCTTTTCATTTGTGGATTATCATCTACATTTTGAACATTCCAGTTACTATCAAAATAAATTATTGATCCATTTTTAGTTTTAACTGTTTTAGCATTTAATTCTTTTGCTTGCTTTTTCATTGCTTCCCAATCTGGAATCCAATAACCTTCAGCATTAAATGATCCAGCATCTTCAATAACAGGAACAGTTCCACCATCTTGCATTTGTGGATACTCATCTACATAGTCTGCTCCAGGAAATACATAATCTTGTCCTGGATACATCATTTGTGGTTCTCCCATATTAGGGTATGCCATAACAGGATACGGTACACCCTGCATTGTTATAGTATCAGATGGAATTCTAGTTACCTCACCTGGATGTGCCCATTGTCCTTTTGGATCTACAATAATATTTTTTGGTGCTGCAAATCTCTTAGTCTTATTTAATTCTCTAGTAGCTTTGCTTAGTACTTTTTTGTTACCCATTATCTAAGAGATATTTGATTTTTACTATTTACAATTTTTAAGATCATGTTAGTATCTGAACTATCTTCTTTAATTAAAGTTAGGTAATTTAAGTAATGTCTAAACTTCTTTCTTTGTAGTTCAGATTTATTATAATCCAAGTTTGTTGGGTTAAGAGTTCTCTTATAACCATTTGATTCAGTAAACCAAATGTTTCTATCTGCATAATTACCCTGTAATACAGTAGTACCTGGGATCACAGGTCCTGTTGGAGGATAATCTGATCCTATTGGGAATTCTGATCTATCTCTAGTAATATCCCAGAACTGGTTAAATCTGTACTTGTTCTCTTCTTTACTAAATAGTATATCAAAAGAAGCTAGGTTAGATTGATTTAGTTTAGGATATTGCTCACTTAATGTAACATTATTCTTAGGAAAGATATTAAGATTTAAATATCCAGAAACTTGTTCTGAGTTATATACTATAGCTCTATCAAAGTTATAATCTAATACATGAAAATGGTCAATACAGTTTTGTTCTCTTCTTCTATAACATTCTAGAATATACTCAATAGATTTAACTGTTGTTACAGTTTGACCTGTAATGATTGGAAGTTCTACTTCAAAAGGATATTGATCACCATAGAAGTTACAGAAACTTGAACAACCTTCATTATGTTTCCAGATACCATTCTTCTTGGTAGTAAGGAATACATCTTTTGTACCCATACTAAGATCTGGATGCCAGTCATGGAATGATAACCAGAACTCATTTTTAGGGTCATAACTTACAGTCCATGATGCATCTTCAAATAGTATTGGATTACCTAATTGATATATACCTGGTTGAACAGTTCCATTAGCATTTTGTATTTGGAAATAATCTCCCTGTCCTTTTTTAGGACCAGATGTAATTAGTGGTACATAAATAATCTGACCACTAAAGTTTGGAGCTTTCCATTTTTCTAGTAACTGATAGTCTCTTTTAGAGAAATATAGAATACTATTTTCATTATCATATAAAGACTGGCAACCAATACCTGATACAGGATTATCCTGATATGGGTAATCTGGAAAGTCATTAGTTAACTTATAAGGTAAGAAGTTATTAAACCACCATTTTAATCCAATCTGAGAGATCTCTTTTAAGTTACTTCCTAGTGAGAATATCTTAGCTTGGTTTTGTGAGATATAATAAATACCAGCAGGAGTAGAAATTACAGATAATCTATTCTGAGATGATCCGTATTCATAGAATGGATCTGAGTTAATTACAGCTTGTCCTGGTTGACTAAATAAGCCACCATCTCCAATAGTAATCTTTGTTCCAAGATCTGTTTGTAAAGTATCTACACCCTGGTACATTAATGGACTACTGTTCTTAAATGTAATTACAATACCATTCTTATTAATAGACTTAACTCCTGATATCTGGGACTGGAATTCCTTGTAGTTGTTTACTAAGAATACAGACCAACTATCTTTAAGAGCTTCTTGTTGCTGTGGTAATGAATATATAATTCTATCTGGATAGTAAGTATAACATAACTTAGCTACGTTAGGATTATAATATCTACTCTGCAAATTACCGGATGAGAAGTACTGACTAAATGCTTTGGTAATACTTAGTGAATAGTCATATCTATATTCATTACCTCTAGTAATAATTTGCGGATCCATATTAAACATACTAACAATATCAGTATATCCATATGGGTCATAATATTTTTCTGCTTCTGTAATACCTTGTATTCTGAAATCTACAAGTACTTCAGATTCTACAAAGAAGTCTCTAACAGAAGATACTGCTAAATAGAAATAACAATCTTTTGGTCTAAATATTCCTGGATAGTTTCCAGCTGTACTGTCTCTGTAATCAAAACCATCATAGTCCATTTTATAGAACTGTGTAGGCCTCCATCCTGTACCAGGAGCAGCACCACCACCAAAGAACTGAGTAAATATATTTGAGAAATCAGATATATCATACTTAGTAGAGTTTACCCAGAATTTTGGTTCTGGTATCATTTGTCTAAGTATGTAATTAAATTCAAATCCATCAGGTTGACCGTATAACCAATCATAGAAGAAGAACATTGAATTCTTCTCAGTATATCTGTTTACAAATGTATCTCCGCCAAAGAATATTGGTGTGAGAGTAATTTTATTTATAGTGTATTGAGTTCCTGTTGAACATGTGTACTGTTCTGGCCAGAGATGATTTACATAATAACTATCATCTAATTTTTGCTCACATGGAGTAATTACAATCTGTTTGATTGATTCCAACTGCCCATACTGATTTCTCTTTCTAAACTTAATTGCACCATAGTGACTGGCAATTGGTAGAGAAAACCCTGTAGATATATTATTATCACTAAAAGATGGTCCGGAAATATTACCCCAAGCATTACCTTGTCCAGAACCATTGTTGTCAAAGTATGACATTGTCACAAGTGACTTATCATAATATCCACCAGATGAGTTTAAAATAAACTTAGGACCTAAATCTACTCCGGCAGGATATGCTGGTTGGAAGTATGGACCACTTAAAGTTCTTAAAACTACTGAGTCAGATCTTTTAAGATTATTAATGGAGTATCTTTTATTAGCTACCACCGGCCACTGAGATTGATAATATGGTACTTCTTGTATATTACCTCTAATATAAAAAGCATCATCAATTTTTAATCTAGTAACATATGGTTGAGAAGCTCTTTGAATAAAACTTGGAGGTAAGAAACTATCATATAAACCATGTGATATCATCTGCAGTGCATACTGATCAAATGGTAAGAATGCATATATTACTTGAAGAGTAGCATCAGCACCTTCAGAAAAATAGTAGAAGAACTTATTAAGTGCACCCAGTACGTTACTAGCTAGTTGAATAAGAGCATTGTTAGAACCTGACTCAAGAAGACTAGCCGCAGATACTTCTACATCAATCTCTGGAGCAGTAAATGTCCCACCATTTTCAAAACCTACATTATAATTAAATTCATTGAAAATTTCTGATAGACTTGGTGTATTAGGAAAACCAACAATACTACTTATAAAATTACCAGTAAAATAATTATTTAATCTACTAAAGAATGAACCTTGTGGACTAAGAATAGGGTTATTTGGAAATTGTGGGTTACCTACGTCTTGTTGTATGTTTAAAGTTGTGTTAGGATCCCAATTTCCTGTTGTACTAATGCTACCACCAAGAGTAGGCGCAGTAGCAAAAGTACCCTGAACATCCGGAAATAATTGTTTTGTAAAACTAGCACCAGGTTGTTTTATAGTTTGTTTACCAGTAAGAGAAACAATTGCTTCTACAAATCCAATAAGTAGTGCAAGTCCCATAGCAGCATCACTAATAAGTTTAAACTTAGGATGCTCATCAGGATACTTAAACTGTTGTGCTGAATAACCACTTAGTGCACCATATAGTTTTAGTTCACTTCCTTCTAAGAAAGGAGTTCTAAACATTGTATCTGGTGAGTGAAAAGTATTGATTTCAATTGGAATAGTCTGAGTATATCCTGTATCTACTTTGATGTATGGATCATTAAACTGGAAGTTATCCTGACCAGCACTTCCAGTATTCATTGGAGACTTCAAACAGTTAAATGGATAGTTAGGATAAAGACCAGTTCTATTTCTTGCAACGTCTCCTTTAATCTTATAGGTTCTCATATTATTGAGCATACCTTTTGCAATAATAGATTTGTTACCTTCTCTAGATCCTCTTAATATTTCATAACCTACAATGCCCGGGATATCATTACCATCATTATCTTTTGGTAATGGAATTTTTTCAAACACTACACCCATCAATCTAATGTTTAGATTATTTGAGTCTCCTGGTACAGAAGCTGTACTTGGTCTATAATGTAGAGTATTAGCATTTAAATAATTATCTGGAAACTTATGGTGTCTAATATTAAGACCACATAGATCATTAGGATAAATAGTATTTCCTTGTGAATCTATATAAGTTGCATGACCATCTGAACCAGTCCAGCAATGTACACTTGGATTCCATATTTCAGATTGATTATCTGGATATATCTCAGATGATTCCCAGTAACCCATTTCTCCAGAAGCAATTACTACACCACCATCATTTGTAGTTGTACCAAGTATAGATGCAACACCATTTGTATTGGCTGTATTATACATCTCAAATAATTGGTCTGAATCTGTAAGTGTATTTACAT